CTTGCCGCCGCAAGGATATCCGCAAAATGCCCGCTGTCCTTTGCGGTCAAACCAAAAGCTGTAAGAGCGTCCGTTACAATGTCAGAAGTGGTCGCCAGATCCTCACCGGACGCCGCCGCAAGGTTCATGATGCCATCAATGCCCGAAAGCATATCCTCTGTTTTCCATCCAGCCATAGCCATGTAATTCATGGCTTCAGCGGCTTCGGATGCGGAATATTTCGTCTTAGCGCCCATCTCACGGGCTTTGTCACGGAGTGCTTCCAAATCCTTTCCGGTTGCTCCGCTGACAGCCGCTACTTTGCTCATGGAAGTGTCAAAATCAGCGGCAGTCTTTACAGCGGCAGTCCCAAGGCCGCCAATGACGGTTGTGACACCCATCATTTTCTTTCCGGCTCCCGCTATGGTGTTGCCCGCGTTTTCTAATTTTCCACCGACCTCGCTGATTTTTGCAAGGGTGGTATTGGTCCTTGCCGCTTCCTCCTGCAAGCGGCGCAGTTCCTGTTCGGTTTCCACGATCTCCCGCTGCAGGGCGTCATATTTATCCTGTCCGAGAGTGCCGTTTTCAAGCTGCTGCTTTGCCTGTATCTGTGCCGTTTTCAGCGTTTCCAGCTTATCCTTTGTCGCACCGATGGCATCCTTTAAAAGCCTCTGCTTCTGCGACAGGAGTTCCGTATTGCTTGGATCGAGTTTCAGCAGCTTGCTTACATCACGGAGGGAGGTCTGCGTGGTTCGTAAAGTGGACTGTACGCCTTTTAAAGCTTTATCCAAACCCGTGGTATCGCCGCCGATTTCTACTGTAATTCCTTTGATTCTGTTAGCCACTCAGATTCCTCCTCTCCTAAAATCAGGCATAAAAAATACTCGGAAACTTCCGAGCCTGCGGTTAAAATTTATCGAAGTCCTCCTGCGTAGCCTTCTTTTTGTACTTCACATCATCATTGGCTTTTTCCGTCCAGATATCGAGAACAAGCCCAATAGTTAAAAGGTCAAGGTCGGCTATGGAGATACCGATCTCCACGCACCGCAGGAGAAACAGCGGCGTTGTCATTTCCCGCTCACTTGGGCGAAGTTTTTTTTAGCCTCCACCTCCGCCACCATGTTCTCACCCCACAGCTTGAGGATTTCAGGCAGTATCTCATAAATGGAGAACATATCAAACTGGTCAAGCCAGTCCTCGATGGTCGGCGGTATATTATTGTCGGCGTGGTAAGCCATAATATATGCCACGTTCTCAAATATCTCCAGATCCTCGATCTGGAACTCATCGCCGTCCTCAGTCTTGCCCTTGTAGGACTTCTCCAGCTTGGATAGATCCTTGAAAATATCACGCTTGAATTTCGCACGGTACAGCCTCGGAATAGTAGCCGAGGAACGGAACGGCACTTTCTTGCCGCAGATTTCTATTTCTTTTTTCAGCATTTATACTCCCTCCTCTGATGCAGGCACAGGGCTTACATACACATTTTTATACCAGTCGTCATAAGCCGCCTTATCCGTGGTATCTCCCGTCCTTGCTTTGACAAGCCCATCACTGCGTGGGTCAGCCGTAATAGACAGCGTTTCCGTGCCTGGCTCAATGGTATCCTCTTTTGTCTCTGATTCGATAGACGGACGGGATGCCGAGCAGTTATACAGCACATGGCGGATTGCATTGATATCCCCGTCAAACTCAAAGAGCAGGGCAAATTTCACGCTCTCGCCAACGCCGCTGTTTTCCACAAGCACTCCCTTATCGTCCAGTGTTTCCTGCAGGATTTCCGTCCGGAACCATTCAGGGATGAGGGCGATTTCCAGGTCGCCACTGTATCCATTGTTGGTGACGGAACGGAAATATACAATGCCGTCCGCATAGAAAGGGGAAGATTCACCTTCTGCATCAAGGCTGATACTCACCGCACCGGGGATGGCTTGCGGTTTTGCATAGGTAAAAGACGCCACGCCGTCCGTGACCGTTTCCGTCATCTTTGCGGCGTGGACGTTTTTCAGATTATATTTGACTTTGTTTCCCATAAATCAAACCTCCATTTCAAATTGGTAAAGGACTTCATACAGTTTTTCCGCTTCAATCCACACTTCGGATTTTTCATAAAAAATGCCATGCCCATCAAGCACAGCCTCCACTTTCTGCTCCGCCGATAAGTCCTTATAATCAGTGTACAGTTCAATATTTACTTCGCTTGCCTTAAAATACACCCTGCCGTCTGCCGAAAAGTTGTCACTACCTGGTAACAGGTAGCAGATGAAGGGTGGGTCTGCCGCCTCGCCCTCCGCAAAATGGTCGTAAGCAAAGGGCAGGTGTATTTCCTCAAGCATCTGAATGATCTCATCCATTCCTTAAGCACCTCTCAATCTCCGCCTCAAGCTGACGGATGCCTGTTTCCTCCGCAGGGGCGATATGGCTTTTTCCAGCAACCCTCCCGCCGTTCCGCTTGGCATGGCCGTGTTCCAGAAGATGGGCAAGCTGATAGCGGTTTTTTGAATACACGGTAACCTCCAGTGAATGGGCATTTTCTTTCGTATTCTTCACCGCCCAGCTTTTTGCATAAGCGCCCGTATCTTTCGGGGCATTTGCCCCGATTTCCTTTTTTACAGTGTTTCCCGCCTTGCGGACAGCTTTCTTCATGCCCTCTGCGGAAACATCCGCATAATCGTTCAGGCATTCCATCACGGTATCCGCCAGTGCGTCTATCGAAATCCTCCTGCCCATATCACCGCCTCACTTTCTGGCATTTCAGCTTGACTGATTTCTTTTTGAAATTCTTATGGTCAATGCCGAGGATGTTATAAATCTCTCCGCTATAAATCACACGGTAGCCTGTGGAATCAACAAAAGAAACAGCTTTGCAGTAACGGACGGTAAAATCAATCTTTGAATTGTCCACAACCGTCCCTGCATCTGTGTTTTCACTTGGCGACTCACCGCTTGCGGTGGCATAGCAGGAGTAATAATCCGTCCATTCGTTTTTGTGGTTTCCTATCTTATCCACCGTCACCGTATTTTTCTGTACCGTTATCTTCACATTCAAAAGCGCAATGTCCATCAGAACTTACTCCTCCTGACTCCCTCAAGCAGGGAACGCAGGGACAGGGTAAGGGCATGGTGGTCTGCGTCCTCCCGGTGTTCGTAAAGATATGCCACCGCATACATCACGGCAATCTTCGCTGTCTGTGTTTCGGAAAATTCCTCTGCGGAAAGCCTTGCGATATCCGCACACAGGCTTTCTGCAGAGTGCAGGGCGTTTGTAATGAAGCCGTCATCGTCCTCAAAATCCACACGCAGATACTGTTTCATCTCTTCCAAAGACACAACCATATATCCCACCACCTCACAGTGTTATTTGAAAAAAATTATGCTTTCGCCGCTTTTGCAGCCGCCTTTATCTTTAAAATCTGCACCGCTTCAGAAAGCACCAACTTGCCGTCCACACGCTCCTTTGCCACAAAGCCGATCATGCCGTTTCCTGCGAAAAGCTCTGTAAGCTGTTTGAAAGAACGTGTGCCACGGTCTCCGATGTTGTAATATTTATAATCGCCGAAAGCAATTGCGTCTGCCGGTGCATAAGGGGAAGTGTACACTTCATATCCAAGCAGTCTGTCCGGCTCTCCCTGGGTAAGTGCAGGCTGCCACATATACGCACCGTTGTTGTCCTTGAACGTGCGGATCTGTGCCACTGTCTTATCGTTCATAATAAATTTTGCGTTTTTACGATATGGTCTTTTCAAAGAATAAACAAGGTTGATAACATCATCCGCCGCCAGAGCGTCAACCGTATCTGCAACCGTACCACCGCCGGTCTCGGCAAACAGCCCCAAAGGCTGCCCTGTGCCTGTGCCGTTAAGGAAAGCGTCCTCCTCTGCATTGGAGAGTGCCTTTCCGAACTGTGCAATGATATAGCTTTCCAGGCCGAAAGCGTTATCATAGAGCAGTTCCTCGGTTACCTTGATTGCCACATGGAGTTTGTGTGCATCCAAAAGGATCTGGTCAAAGGTAGCGTCACCGAAAGTCAATGCACCGCCTTCTTCTATCCATGCAGCCGCAGGCTTGGTGGCGGCGATATTGATTTTATGGTCACCGCTTGTAGTGATTTTCGTACCCAGCTTACGCATGATGTTTTCTTCCTCAAGCACATCGATCAGGCGGCTGTCGTATTCTTCCGGCACGAGGTAACCGCCGTCCGCATCCACGCCTTCCTGCAGGACATTGGACACCTGCTTGAAATTGCTGCGGAGCGCCGCCAGCATACCCTCACGGTATTCATCGGAAGCCCTGCCTGTCTTAGCCTTTTCACCGCCGCCGGTCTGCTGCGGGTTTGTCAGGATAGGCGTGTTGACAGGCTTGTTAAGCTCGTTTTCCAAAGCCTCCATCTGCTCCATGCGCTCAATCTCAGCACTGTAGTCCTTAATTTTCTGCTCCATTTTTGCATAGGCTTCGGCATCCTCCTTTGAGAGCAAGCCGTCCTTGTCACGCTTGCTCTCGACAAAAGCCTTTGCACCCTGCCACGCCTTGTTTCTTGCTTCCCTTAATTCCTGAATCGTCATAAAAAATCCTCCTAATTCCAGTTCTTAATTAAATCAAGCCGGGAAAATAAATCCTCGGCTTTGGTTTTTGGCTTTTCAATTTTGCACTTTTTCGCTATTTTTTCTTTCAGCGAATTTGTAACCTGTGCAGGGGAATACATCATGCTTACTGTCGGAACAGCCATATCCTCTGCTGTATTTCTCTGCATGATCTCATCTGCAAAGCCATACTCAACAGCCGAGTTTGCATCCATCCAGGTTTCAGCGTCCATCAGCTTTGACAGCTTTTTGCGGTCAAGCCCCGTTTTGATCTCATAGGCATTGATGATGCTTTCCTTGACCTCGTCAAGCATTGCCACAGCTTTCTGCATCTCCGCCGAATCGCCCCAGGCAATGGTTGCAGGGTTATGGATCATCATCATGGAAACGGGGGACACAAGCACGGTATCTCCCGCCATTGCGATAACAGAAGCAGCGCTCGCCGCTATGCCGTCAATCTTCACAGTGACTTTTCCGGCATAATTTGAGAGCATATTATAGATCTGTGCCGCTGCCACGCAGTCGCCGCCTGGGGAGTTGATCCAGACTGTAATGTCACCGTTCCCTGCGTTCAGTTCCTCTTTGAAAAGCTGCGGGGTAACATCATCGTCAAACCAGCTCTCCTCGGCAATCGTGCCGTTCAGTTCAAGCACCCTCGCCGTGGTTTCCCCGTCTGTTCCGCTGTCCTGAACCACCTGGTTCTTCCAGTTCCAGAACTTCTTCATTTTGGTTTTCCTCCTTCCCATAGGCCGCCCCGGACATCGAGAGCGGCATCATATTTCCGTTGATAAGATATAAATCCCCGCCATCCTCTGCAGGGATGCGGTCAAGGTTTTCAAGCTCACGGATGTCATTCGCCGACATCCAGCCGTTCTGCCTTGCCGTGGCGTAGCCCTGCATACGGCTCTGGTAATCCCCGCGGAGCAGGCCGTCAACATTGAATTTGATAAAATACTTTGATTTGTCATCCTGCGGGATCAGCGACCTCTGCATGGCCTGTTCCCAGCGGACGAGCCACGGCTCAAGGGTGTATTTCACAAACTCCAGGCTCTGCTGCTCAATATTAGAAAAGCTCGACTTCTCAAGGTCGCCCACCATATGGGGCGGCACCCTGAAAATCCTGGCTATCTCATTGATCTGGAATTTTCTTGTTTCCAAAAACTGTGCTTCGTTCGGTGAAATGGAAATTGGTGTATACTTCATCCCTTCTTCCAAAACGGCGATTTTGTGGGCATTGGAACTTCCGCCAAATCCTGCGTTCCAGCTTTCACGCACTTTATCAGGCTCCTTCACCGTCCCCGGATATTCCAGTATGCCGCTTGGGGTAGCCCCGTTTGCATAAAACTTACTGCCGTATTCCTCGGCGGCGATGGCAAGACCGATTGCATTTTTCGCCATAGCAATAGGGGAATAGCCGACCAGCCCGTCAAAACCAAGTCCGGGGATATGCAGCACATCGTAAGGGGAGAGCCTCACCGTGCCGTCTTTCAGCGTTTTTGCATCGTCACTGCTGACCATATATTCATA